GCTCAAATTAAAATATCAATTACAAATATCTCTTTCAACAATTTGACTTTTGACTTAGGTGTAAGAAGTTTCTACGACACAGATTCTAACCCTGTCTTCTTAGAAAAGTTCACAAATTGTTCTATGAATCCTGCAAACAACAACTATGTTGGTGTTCAAGTTGGTACTTCCGACGGAGAGTATGCTTTGAATTCGAAATACATTATGTTGGAACTTAACGAGAACGCTGCTGTTGATTCTCTTCCTTGTGGTTTTGAAGGATACGTTATGAGACAATATGCGAATGCAACACCACCTTTCCCTGTTTATAAAACATCTTACAATTATCCTGGAGAAATTATTTATAACCCTCCTTTTGGTACTACAGCTGGCGATAACTCGGTTCAATCAAGTGGTGATAGAGTTAGAACTACCTACTTAGGTATTTCTTCACAGATTGGTTATGACCCAGATTTTTACATGTATAAGGGTAAACAAAAACCACTTAATTTGTGTGTTGAGACTGATGCATTACCTTGGGATTACATTACCGAAGGTTTCCATATGGACTCAGGAGCTACTGTAGTTACTATTGCATATGGACCAACGGCAGGTAGTCCAGCTTTTGAATGTGGAGATGCTACTTTCCAATCCGACCCTGATTCTCCAGCGAACCCATATTACCAAATTCAGGCTAGAAAATTCACTTTCTTGTTACAGAATGGTTTTGATGGTTGGGACATTTATCGTGAATATAGAACAAACACTAATAACTTTGTAATTGGAGGTTCTGGTTATCAAAAAGGAGCTTGTCCTACAACGAGATATCCGGCGGCAACTGGATGGGGTGCGTTCAAACCGATTGCGGTTGATAACTTTACTGAGTTCGCGAACACTGACTATTACGCTTATCTATTGGGTATTGCAACCTTCAATAATCCTGAAGCGGTAAATATTAACGTGTTTGCAACTCCTGGAATTGATTTTGTGAACAATGACAACTTGGTTGAAGAGGCAATTTCTATGGTAACTTTCCAAAGAGCGGATTCAATTTATATTGTCACCACACCTGACTGTAATGTTTATGTACCTACCACTACAGATAATTTAATTCTTCCAACACAAATTGTTGATGAATTAGACCAAACAGGTATCGATTCGAACTATACCGCGACTTACTACCCTTGGATTTTAGTTAGAGATACTGTAAATAATACACAAATTTACATACCACCTACCAACGAAGTTTGTAGAAACTTAGCTTTAACAGATAACGTTTCATTCCCTTGGTTCGCTACTGCTGGATATACAAGAGGTTTGGTAAACGCTGTTAAAGCACGTATCAAACTGACTCAAGAAGAAAGAGATACTCTTTATCAGGGTCGTATCAATCCTATTGCAACGTTCTCGGATGTTGGCACAGTAATTTGGGGTAACAAAACTCTTCAAATTGCTGATACCGCTCTAAACCGTTTGAATGTTAGACGTTTATTGTTACAAGCTCGTAAATTGATTTCAGCTGTGGCTGTAAGATTGTTGTTTGAACAAAATGATGCTAAAGTTCGTCAGGACTTCTTGGATTCTGTTAATCCTATTCTTGACGCTATCAGACGTGACCGTGGTCTTTACGATTTCCGTGTCACTGTAAGTAATTCTCCTGAAGATTTGGATAGAAACACCATGTCAGGTAAAATATACTTGAAACCAACGAAGGCTCTTGAATTCATCGACATTGAATTCTTGATTACTCCAACAGGAGCTTCCTTCGAAAATATCTAAATTCAAACAAGGTGGGAGGAAACTCCCACCTTTTAGCCTTTTAATATAATATGAGTAGACTAATAACAGAGGGTTTTGATGATGTAGGTTTACCTACGCTCAAATATTATGCTTTCGATTGGGACGACAATTTAATGTTCATGCCAACAAAAATTATTGTAAAAGATGACAATGGTAAGGAGGTAGAAATGTCTACTGAAGATTTTGCGGAATATCGTAGTCGTATTGGAAAAGAACCTTTTTCCTACAAAGGAACCACAATTGTTGGGTTTGCTTCAGACCCTTTTAGAAATTTTGGTACTAAAGGAGATAAACAGTTTCTCTTGGACTCCATGAAAGCTAAACCAGGTCCTGCTTGGGCAGATTTTATCGAAGCCGTCAATAATGGTTCGATTTTTTCTATTATAACCGCACAAACCTCAAGAAATGATTCGTCAGTATTTGGATTTATTAAGATTCTACCCTGTATCATTCAATCAAGAAGGGTCTGCACAAAGTCCTGAAGAATTAAAGGTCGACGCGATGAAAGAATTTATATCACACGTTAAATCTGAGGCACAAAAATTAGGACAAAAAGTTTATCTAAAAGATGATGTCAAAAATAGATTTGTACCAGAAATAGGTTTTTCAGATGACGATATAAGAAATGTAGAAGTTATGAAAAAGCATTTTGAAGATGAACCATCATTAAGAACTTATTCTACTGCAGGAGGAATTAAAACTAGATATTAGAGATATAATTTTTTTGAAAACAAAGTCAATACAAAAATTTTTCTCTACAAAGTATTTATATGAAAATAAACTAAAACAAAGAAACAAAAAAATATACCATGGCTGACTTATTAATGAAGATGCCGGTTCCATATGAACCAAAAAGAACCAACCGATTCATTCTGAGATTTGATTCTACTCTCGGTATTAATGAATGGTTTGTAGAATCATCAGGGCGACCTAATATCGATATTAACCCAGTGGAAATCCCTTTCCTTAACACCTCAACATTTGTTGCTGGAAGATTTAAGTGGAACTCTATAAATGTAAAATTCCGTGACCCAATCGGACCATCTGCGACCCAAGCTCTTATGGAGTGGGTTCGTTTACACGCAGAATCTGTGACAGGTCGTATGGGATACGCAGCGGGATACAAAAAAAATGTGGACCTCGAAATGTTGGACCCAACAGGAGTTGTTGTGGAAAAGTGGATTTTGGAAGGTACTATGATTACCAAGACCGCTTGGTCAGAAGTTAACTACGGAACGGACACACTCGCAACTTTGGATGCGACACTTCAGATGGACCGTTGTATTTTAGTTTATTAATTTTCTCTTTACTTTTTATTGTTGATTAACAAGTAAGGAGTGGTATATTTAACACAGGGGACTAATTCTCCTGTGTTTTTTTTTATGGATGATGCAATGAAAGTGGGTCAACAAGACTTTAGTTTACCCCATGATGTGGTGAAACTTCCCTCCCAAGGAGTTTTCTACAAATCAAAAAAGAAATCGGTAAAGGTCGGTTTCCTAACAGCGGCTGATGAAAACATAATTCTATCTTCACCCGCTGAAGATATGGTTATGAATTTGATTAGAAGTAAGGTATATGAACCGGACTTGAGACCAGATGAAATGTTGAATGGAGATATTGAAGCAATTCTTATATTCTTAAGGAACACTGCATTTGGTCCTGAATACAAGATTTCTGTGTTAGACCCCACAACCAACAAAAGGTTTTCGTCATCCATTCAGTTGGATGAATTAGATTTCAAAAAATGTGAAGTTCAACCTGATGAAGATGGTACTTTTACTACAATACTACCAAAATCAAATGTCAGTGTTAAAATAAGACCACTAACCTACAAGGAAATTACCGAGATTAATAGGATGGCAGAATCCTACCCAACAGGCAGACCGGCTCCGAAAGTAACGTGGAAACTCAACAAACAGATTGTATCTCTTAATGGAGACCCAAATCCACAAAATATCGCAAAATTTGTCGAATCCATGCCAATTATGGATTCCAAACACATTAGGAATTTCTTGGTAGATAATGAGCCAGGATTAGAATTAACAAGAACAGTTTCAACCCCGTCAGGAGAAAAGGTAGATGTGAGCATCGCCTTCGGGGTTGAATTTTTTCGGGTTTTCTTCTGATTACGGAAAATATCAATTAGATGAATTTTTTGTCCTTGCTAAAGGACTTAATGTTTCTTGGTCGGATTATTTGATAATGCCGACATACGCTAGACGGTACCTCTTACAAAAAATTGCGGACATAAAAAATGGTTGATGATTCTATTTATTAGGAACATTAATTTGATATGCAAAC